TCCGTTCCTTTACACTGTCTTGAAACCCCTTCAAAAGTTCCTTTGGGGCGTCTTAAAAAAGAATTCTGTCTTTCAATTAATTGGAACTCCTATCACTGTGGAGTTGATCAATTCAAATATTGGTCCGATTGAAGACAATGATATTTTAGTTAATGGTGACTATAAAGCGTCAACTGATAATTTACACAGTTGGGTTAGCGAATGTCTAGCCAATGAACTATGTGACATTTTGAATGAAAATGCACAAAACCCACTTTTGTGGGATGTGAGTAATCCTTCCTTCCTCATCTCTGCTAAACATAGAGAGATGTTAATAAGGTCGCTCATCCATCATAAATTTCAAATTGATGGTGAGTGGAAGGAGCAGCAAGAGGGGCAATTGATGGGTTCAATTACATCTTTTCCTTTCCTTTGCTTAGCAAACGCTGCTTTCTGTCGTTGGGCCTTAGAATTGGCCAACGATAAGGAATATCGACTTACTAATAAGTTTATTGCGAGAGTTCCTCGAGCTCCCCTTCTCATCAATGGGGACGATTGTACTTTAAAAGGAGATAGGAGATATCTTAGGAAATGCTGGGAAACGGTTACATCTTTTGGTGGACTTACTTCTAGTGTTGGAAAGACTTTCTTCTCAAGACCAGAGAGACCGATCTGTATGATCAACTCTGTAGCTTTCGATTATGATTTTATATCTCGAACTTGGTTCGAACGTAAGTATATCAATATGGGCATCCTTTTAGGAAAGAAAAGGTCAGTCGGCAAAGGTAATGATAATGACCAAGTATCATATGGTGAACTTGGCACTTTGCATCGTGAACTCTTTAGACAATGTCCGAGTGAGGTTTGGCCTCAAGTGTCGTCTCGGTTCATTTATTATAACGCTAATACACTCAAATCTTGCCCAAACATACCTTGGGACATGCCCGAATACTTGGGTGGTCCTGGTTTGGTGCCTAATAAACCTCATAGCGAGGAGGACTTGAGATGCGCTACTCTTCTTGTGATGAATATGAAGAGCTGTGGTGGCTTCCACTCTAAACGATTAGCCGTGACCAAACATACTTCACTACAAGACTGGGTTTTACACCAGGTAGTACGAGAACGTTTGGAACCATGGGCTAAGAGTATTGGCGGAGAGGCTAATTTTCAAGTTTTGCGAAATCTAAATGGATATGAATATGGTATTAAATCCATTACAGAAATAGATCTGTTCGCGGATTGGGAAAATCAGATTAACGATCTGTGCCCTTGGGAATCCCTTGAAGATAATTATTCCAAGCTTTATAAATACTTG